CAATAACCTTGCAAATGTTTTGTTCCAGTTTTTGTTCCAAGTTCTTCTTGCATAACAAATCTCACTGCAGGACAAGACTCCCCAGTCCAAAGTCCGATATCTGAATCAACATAGTTGTTCAAAGTGAAAACCAATTGCGAAATTTGCGCGTAGAAGAGGATGACTCAGTATTACCATCCTCTTCGCCCTGCGCGTTAGCGCTAGTAAGACTTCGTGTATCTTCAGATAACGAATCTTCAATAGAACAATCGCTCTGTTCCAGCTTGTTCCACATTTAATTATTTTTTTGAAAACGAAAAAATTAGTTTAAGATATAATCTGTTATATCTAGTTCAAAAACATTTTTGTCAAAAATGGTTTACCGTCGAAAATCTTTTCGAGTATCGCGCAGAAGGTCAGCCTTCAAGTCGCGTAAAGTTGGGCGCCGTGTTGGACGCCGTGTTGGTGTGCGTCGGGTTAGACGCGCGCCGTTGTATGAGCGAAACACTCGCTTCTGTAATCCCCCATCGCGTCTCAAGACAAGATTGTCTTCAGCGACAACTATCTCATTGGCCCCTGGGGCAACTTCGTATAGTTACAATTTTGCCCTCGGGTCTGGATCAGATCCCTTCTATGACAATGGGACAAACCAGCCCAAAGGTTGGGATCGACTCTGTGATCTGTACCAATATTACACTATTGACTCTGGGGTTATCTACTTTGCCTTCTCGAATGAGACTGGCAATCCCGTAACGATTTGTTGTTACGCGGATGGTAATGCCACAGCTAATGCATCGGATTATGCTGAGGCTCGTAATATGGAAGGTGCTACTGAGGTTATAGCCACTGAGACAGGTGGCTCTCGAACTATGGTTAAGTTCAAGAAGGCGTGCAGTACTCGTAGAGTTGCTTATGGCAATGCCAATGATATTGATCGTTGGGCAAGCACGACTAAGACTGGAGCATCGGAAGTGGCAGCGCCGATGTATGTGCATATTCGTATGCAATCGCTCAAGTCGAGCAACCCGTCCAATATAACGGGTGTGCTGTTCTGTCATTTGTATCAGAACGCGCGGTTCCATAGTCTGACTGATATCAACACAGACACGACCGCGTCATAGGCGCGAAGCGCGTGTGGCCGAAGGCCCACAGAGTAAACAAAAAAAAGGCATCCGCGACGAAGGAGCTACCCAAAGCAAACTATTCTTTTTTGCAATATTAGTCTTTATGCACCAAACCAAAGGACGTGGGTGCCCACAGGGCTTCACAGGACGTAGTCCTGTGGCACCGAGCCGTAGGTGAGGTGCATGTGCGAAGGCGCGGAGCCCTGAGCACGTTAGCAAACTTATCCAAGCTTAACTATATGCCATCTATCAGCCGAGAGTTTACTCATGTCTGGTTCAAAGTTGGCAAATATGATCACGTGGGGGGAGTCGAAGACGCACATCCCACTCTCATATTTAGTGTTGTAAAATATCCCATTCTTAACTTCTTCAATGGACTGATATGAAAGAAATGATTCTTGTGATCTTGTAATGTCGTAAATCACCACTCGGATGGAGTCGTGTGTCTCTAAATATTGGGTGAGCCCATATTTAATATCTGAACTTTTGCCGTTCATGTAAAGAGCGTCTCCTCGGACGCACATGTATTTGGCCAGTTGTGTCTTGCCACAACCGCCTTTCTCGTCCCAATACCAGTAGATCGCTCTGTCATCTGGTTCCTTGGCACACATATCGACGATCTCTTGTTGCCATGGATAAAGAGTTGTAATTGTCTTTGGTTTCTTTTTGAAACCTCGACTAAATGTAAGTCCATTTTTGGTCTCGAGTTTTTGACAATAGTCAATACATGCCTGCTTGTTTCGAGACACTTCGAAATGATATCGCTTGCCGAATTCCTTTTTTAAACCCAATAAAGTTCTTGGGTTTTTAAATTCACAATAACCTTGCAAATGTTTTGTTCCAGTTTTTGTTCCAAGTTCTTCTTGCATAACAAATCTCACTGCAGGACAAGACTCCCCAGTCCAAAGTCCGATATCTGAATCAACATAGTTGTTCA